GAAACCATGTTTCTGTTATTAAAGCAGATTGTACTACCGATCTTTGTACATTACCAACCATTTCATACTGTCCAACAGATCCCTCTCTTTGCCTAGATACACCAGACATATGGCCAGCTGTTTCTTCCAACATTAATTTTAAGTTTATTAATTGTTGTACTGAATTAGATAATGTAAAATCAACTTGCTGAAACTGATTAAAAGTATGAGCTTGATTACCTTCATCTTTAGAATTTATAGGAATAATACCATCATTCTTTATATGATACATTACTGTCTGCATATCCATGCCAATATTTGCAGGCATTTGCGATACATCATAAACAACAGCTTTACCACCAGAACGAGCCATAGCTAATTCAATATGATACATAACAATATTGTAAAGCATTTGAACACTCTTCATAAGAGTAATCATAGACATAGTTCTTCCAGCAGAATTATTTTTTAATACACCAACATAAGATAAATCAGCCTTACCAGCATCATCTACACTTCTTACTTGGTTATCTCTTCTTTTACATTTTATTAAAATTTTACCACCTATTTTAGTACCTTCCCAAATATCATCTACATATCTAGTTTCGATTACTTCGTTTTTTCTAGGCTTATAATCATCAGCAACTAGCTTCTTGAATGGAGATTCAGGATTATATTTATTTTCTGATATCTTAAACTTTAATGCTCTTATAGATTTCCATTCACAACTTAACACTCTAACTCTAATACCAGTTCTAGCATCCCAATCTAACCATTGAAAATAAGCATTGTAAATATTATAGTCTTCACCCCCTCTAACAAGTTGAGTCATATTTGATAACTCTTCCATATCGTCTTTTGTAAGCTCGTCACGATACTCATCCATAATTTCATTAATCGTTAACCATCTTTCTTCACCTACCCATTGAGCATCATCAATAAAATCTGAATGTAAACCAACATCATATATAATAGACCTTGGATCAACTCTTCTTACACGTGGATCTCCATCACTTACATATACTTTATAAAACTCTTTTCCAGTAACAAGTAAATCTCTAAAACCATTTTTAAACTCTTCTTTTAATCCGTAACTATTAATAATATATTCTAACCCGTCTTGAGCAACCTCCTCTACCATTTCACGATAATTATATCTCATATAAGTATCTATATCTTCTGGAATAGATAATTCCTGACCTTCCATATCAATTTCCACGCCAGACTCTTCTTGAATCTCTTTATGTATATCTTTCAATAATGCATTCATCATAAGAGATACTTTAAAGTCCTCTTTCCTCACAACAGCATCTTTATTTACTGTGGACACTTTATAGTCAAGTGGTCTTTTTAAATCCTCACCAAGTAATAAGTCTATCTTAGGTTGTATAATAGGATAATTAACTAACCTAGCTGGATAAGTAGTTCCGTATTGTTCTGTAACATATTTATAACTATCTCTATTAATATGTCCATTATAAATATTGTACGATTGAATGTCTGTACTTCTACTAGAGTCAAAAGGAGAATTCGTTCCAGTAATGTACCCCATTATAGCATTTATCATTTGGTCGCACCATTCTTGTGTTTTTTCGCTTTCTGCTATAAATTGAGCAGGAAATGTTGTGTTAGGTCTATTCATTATTAAGTTTTTTATTCTATTTCTATAGGCACTCCATGATCACCCATCTGGTAATATTTAAAGCCAATATCTTTTATTTCTTCGTTTTCCGATACTTTATATCTATAATTATCTATATTATGTAACAAGCATAATCCAAAAGCAATTACCCTATCTGTATTTCTCGATCCGTAATAAGATAATTCGTCTATTAAATCTAAATACCATATATCTTCTACGCTTTCTCTAATGTAATCATCTATATGATCTTCCATTAATGCTTTTACTTGTTTATTCATATGTACCCCATATCTATTTCTTGTTCTTGTTCCTGGATTATGTGCAGATTCAGGCTTTTCTTTTAAGAACTGTAACGAATTCATTCTCTTAAAATAATCTAAAATACCTATTTTTGTATACTCTACAAGCATTTTTGCATTATAATATACAGCAAGTTTTAAACAACCGTCCCAAAAGTCTTCTTTTTTCTTAGGACGATCAGTATATTCAGCAACAATATAATCAGAAGGAATATCTGTATTTAAAAATCTTCTGTATATCATAGCAGATCCTTCTGAGTCAGAAGCTCCAGCCTGATCTTGATCGTAACTATCAACACCGCCTATATCTAAACCTTTATATTCAGGCATTGGATGTGATAATATTTTATACGGTCCAGTTGGATGAGGCTCCCATCTAACCATCTCTCTTCCGTCTTGAGTAAATTCCCAATGTAAATAACCTCTTTGTATTTGTTGAGTATAATACTTAGATGATAATATTCTAGATCTTTGAGAGTTTAATAAATCAATATCAAACCTAGTTCCATGAGTATTTAAAAATGCTTCTTCCTCTGTTAATGGGTAATTCTGTAAATGTAAATTATATGCTTTGCTATCTCCAGATTTAGACACTTGTTTTCTTTCTTCAATAAGATGCTTTTCAGCACCCATACAATCAGACTTACCTGTCTTAACATCAAAAAATCCATAATAGACTTTAGATGCTGGAATAAATGTAGGAATTAAATTATAAGCATCAGCATTATAATACATTTCCATAAAATCTTTAGAAGCTTTAGATATATCACCACCTGTACCTCCAATAACAGGAACGCCAAATTGAGTATTACCATCCATAAAACAGGCTTTAGATGACATATATGCATTAAGCAAATGCTTAAACTCTCCAGCCTCCTCAAATATCATAATACCTAAACGTTCACCTTTATAAACTTCTGGATTATCCATTGTTCTACAAAATATAGCAGACTGATATCCACTAACTTCCCATTTACCATCTTTATTTTTTTGCTTATAACCAGATCGTAATATCCCATCAGAATCTTTTAATAGAGAATGCTTGAAATTAGGATGTATTGCATTTAATCCTTTTTTAGTTTTATCGAAGAATGCATCAGCAGTTAATTGTAGTCCTGCAGCAATACCAACTTCTGAATGTGGATAAAATGTATATTCGTGAGCTAGCAATCCAGAGTTCATATAAGAGAAGCCCTTATCCCTTGCTTTTATAATAATCATTCCTTTACCCTCGTCTTTACATCTTTCAAAGCAATCAAAATACTCATGATCCATATCTCTATACCAAGGCTTAATCAAAGTCTTACGATTACCCTTTGTTCCGTCATTACCAAGTATATTGTAGTAGTTTAAGTAGAAATAGTACTTACCAGAAATTTTTTTCATTCCTTTTGGTCTAAATCCATTAATACATCTGTCTATTTCTTTAGCCCAATATTCTTGATAGCCGATAGACTCATGGTTTAAATCAGGATGTCCATTTATAGCAATAGGACGATACCTTTGTGGATCAACCTTAATCTTACTCATAAACTATTGTATTTTTATTTTTTGCACCATACTTATCCTTAAACTTTTCATTATACATAGTTTTTAAATCTACATCATACTTTTGTTTTGCGTCAATAGCAATCTGTCTAGCTTTTTCATATTCACCAGATTCATAAGCAGCAGCATACTGAGATAATAATCTTTGTACCGCTCTATATTCAGAAGTTCTTGATTTTTGATTATTAGCCATTATTACCTTATATTATCTTTTATAATAGCCGCCTCCTAAAAATTTTAATATTGGTTCTTTACCAGGGTTATCTTTTTGATATTTTTCTAGAAATTTCTTATAATTTTTTTGCTTTTGAGCTTCTGCTTCCTGTTTTCTTTTTTGATACTCAATAAATTTTCTTTTAAGAGGATTGTTTTTTTGAAATGCTTTAATATCTTTTTTTAACCCTTGATAAGTACCTGTACTTTGTATCCACTTTTTTGTTTTTTCATCCCACTCTCCTAGCTTATCATACCAGCTTTGCAACTTTGTTCTTTCTTTTTTTGTAGGATCTGTTTTGCCACCTTCCGCATAATGATCTGTAGGATAATATAGTTTACCTGGATTTAATCTTCTCCATTCTTGTCGCTTTTTCATTTGCGTCATTTCCCACGCTTGTTTTTCTGCTTCCCCTTTTCTAGCCTCAGCTTCTTCTTGTTCTTTAATCTGTTGTTGTATAACAAGATTAGACGGTGTATTACCGCCTAAATTATACATAGTCATTTTCTTTGATGATTTACCACCATATTTAAATTCTGTTTTCTCCAACTCGCTCTGAGGAGTCAAGGAAGGTTCTCTTTTTAATACATTTTTCCAGTACTCTTTTTCTGTCATATTTCTTTTAAGAGCATCAGCTATTTCTGCATCAGTCAGATATTGTTTGAATTTTTCTGCTTTTTTCTTTCTTTTTTTTGCTTTGTCTTTATCGTTTAACATAATTAAGTATTTTTAATATCTAATCTTTGTTCTAAGAGAGACATTCCTTTGCCTCCTACTATTTTTTTCCTTTCACCTCTTCTTTCTATAGCGTCTAATAATGATTGTCTAGTTTTTAATATTTTTTCTATACCTATCATTATCTTTTGTAAACTTTCTGCACTATCTTCATCTACCTTCATATTATTCATAAACTCTGTAAATTGGTCTATTTTATTATTAAAAGCTGCTAATTGTTCATCTAACGGATCAAATTGCAACTCTCTATATTTAGCAACAGCCAATTGTACTTCTACTCTATCTTTCTCTTTCCAGTTAGCTGTTTTATACAAATCCTGAGAAACAGATCTTATTCTATCTCTTTCAGTAAAGTTTCTATATGGTGAATCATAATCATATATAAGAGCCACCCACTTAAGGGCCGTAGGCCCGAGTTTTTCTGCGTTGAGTAGGGCTGCGAACTCTGGCACTCCCATCGCCCCATCATCATCTTTATATATATCTCCCTTCCTATTTATCTTTAGTAGGTACATTAATTTAGAAAATTAATTTACAAAGTTAGTATTTTTATCTGTAATTTAAGTCCACTTCCAAAATAAATTTGGGGCCATCATCTAAATACAAACTCCTTTTTTTGATCTGGAATCCGCTACTTATAAGATTACTATACATACTATCCTCATCTTTAATCAACCTCATTAAGCTTTCATACTCACGAATAACCTTATATGTTCCATTGAAAAAGCAATATATTTTTCCGTTTTCAGAACTTATTACTTTAGAAAGACCTTTCATACTCATAATGCAAAGATATAAAAATTTTTTATTTTTTTTTGAGGGAGTGATACTCTATGCCATACCTCCCCGCCCACATCAAGAATTTTGAGTGGCCCTGGGAGTTTTTGAAGCAAGATTATTAACTAGAATTATTAACCATTAAATCTTAAGCCATGAACAAAGACAAAGTAAAAGCTAAGGTCGTGTCTAATCTAGACAAACTAAAAGCTGCTGGCGAAGAGAGGAAAGCTGCCTTCAACAAAGGTTACAAAGCTGGAACGAAAGCTGTTGCGAAAAGTGATAGTATCATCCAGTCTACTGGTATTGCTACTGGTGCTGTTGTTGGACTATGTGCACACGTTGTACATGAAGCGGTATCATTCCTTCCTTCTGTAAACAGAGCGTAACTAATTAACATTAGTGTCTCCCCAAGTGTAATATGGATAAGGTACTAGCAGGCAATGGGCCTGGCGTTGAGTCGTACCAAGTAGGTTCGAATCCTATCGGGGGAGCTATTAACCAATCCTATAAATCATGAACTATCAAGTAAACATCGAAGCTGTTAAAGACTATCTGTTGTGGCTGTATGAAATGCAGGAAGCGATATATTTCTATCAATTAGATCAATTAGATAAACATTTTGAAGATGTTAAGAGTCATCACGAAACAATTTGCAAAAACCTAGATGTATTATCTAAAAAACTAGAGGTATTGTCTAAAATATAGTATGCCTGTATTGAAATGTCATACAGTATCAACACCTAATAAAACTGTGTATTTTACTGTTTTTAGTGTACTATTTATACTTAAGTGCTTGATTATTAAGCATTTATTAAAAATAATAACTATTAATTATAAGTTATTAACTGTCTTATGTATTTATACAATTAATAAAAGAGAGTGCGAAGTTATACAATTTATCCGAGAAAGTCAAGTAATTAACCAAAAATAATAATTATGTTAAATAGAATAAGTAGAATAGATGATGGACATAGAACTAAAGTGTACTTTAAGCTTCTATCTAAAGATGTAATTCAAGCTATTAAAGCTATTCCTATGTTAAGAACATTGGAAGAAGCTGATAAAGAAAGGCGAGAATTAAAAGAACAAGATAAACTAATAGCTTGTAGAGCTATGATTAGAGAAAAAAACAATTAACTGAGTATTAACAAAAACCAAGAGTAATGACACAAATCATTAAAAAGCTTTCTAAGGGTAGAGTAGATACTACAATTAGAGAGGATAGAATTGGCTGTTTAGGTCATTCTATACGCATTCAAGGTACAGATGTTAATCTCACAGAATACTTTATGAAAACAGGCGCAATGCTTGATTATCGTGAAGTTGATGTGTATTTTAGTGAGGATATAAAGACTCGCTTACAGTCTGTACAACCGTTGGGTAAGATAAAATCTTATTCTACATTGATGTATGTTACTGATAATCTAGGGTATGATGCAGGACTATTTAAGTCCAAACTCTCAAAATGCTATTACATTGCATTAGCTGAGAAATCTCCTATAGATGGAACAACATTATCAAAACTAAGCAAGTCATTTAATCTAATTAAAAAACTGTAAAGTTATTATTAGATGTAAAGTAAATTAATTATTAACCAAGAACCCGAGAATCCACTACGGTGAGTGTGGAAATATTATGAAAAGAGTGATTAAATTAACATCAATTCTAATGCTTATGTATTTTACAAATCTAGCACAAGATACTAATTGTGTAATGATTAGCGGCAAAGGAACATTCTATTTCGACTACTATTCAGGAAAAATAGATACTGTTTTAGTAGACGAAAAACTACAAGACAAAGAGTTTGGTATTAAACCTAACGAAGTTCTTGTTGTAGATCTTTATGATAATCATAGCAAGGTCAAATCTATATTGATTAAACGAAGAAAGATTGAAGTTTATCGTATAGATGGTATACTCGAATACTTTTGGACACATAGTGGTGACAAAACATTTGAGTTTAATGGAAAAGATATTACTCGTATTATAATTAACAAACCAACATTTTAGTTATGAGAAATAAAGAAGAGAAATGGGTAGACTTAACAATATGGATTATTAAAGCTGCTATGGTATTAACTGTAATTATAATGTTCATATTAACATTTATAATCTACCCTATACCTAATTAAAAATATGACACAGTCATTAAAAACCAGCCTTTATTGTCCCGATAGGGATCTGGAAGAATCAATCAAGTCCACTTTAGATAAAGAAGTGGCAGAACACAAAAGGAGAAAAGCTAATAAGCCTGATCCTACAATACGGAAGAAAAGGAAGAGATTAAATGCTGTTCCTGTAGCATCTTCTAATAGGCAAGATAAAGTGCCTGCCGTTGTTCCTTATTTCGTTAGTGAAATAGAGAATGACAGTTTCCATGGGAAATCTGTGGATGAATCAAGAATAGAGAAGCTTATTATTTGGTTTAATAAAATCAAAGACAATAAGAGATTCTCAAATATTCTTCGTTATCAGCAATTAATTATTAACCTTAAAAAGTAAAGAAAAATGAAAAACAACCTGCTGAAGAAGTACCAAGACAGATTAACTGTCAAAAACTCACAATACTTTAAGTTTGTGAAAGAAAAACAAATGTCTAAAGATGGTAAAATTGATATTATACTTAGTATAGATCATAAATCTTTAATTGTGGAACGATTAGGAAAAAATCCTAAGAAGTTTATTCACAATAGCCAAATGCAAAAATATCTTAAAGAACAGCGTAATTTGTTCAAAGATTATAATTATCTTATTAGAGATATGATTAAATCTAATAAGGTTCATTGGACTTGGCAAAAACAATTTGTCGAAGGCTTTAAGTCCGTCAAAAAATCTGTTAAAAAAGCTAAGCGTTCTACAACAACAATTGGAGATAAGTTTGCTAACGAGTTATCCAAAGTTGTTACAAAACAAGTAGAAGGCAAAGACTTTATTCTTATGAATGGAGTCAAAGTAGCTATATAATATAATTATGTCAACATTAATAGCAATAAGTATTATACTATATTTATTGTTTAATTTACTATCAAGAAACACTAGATAGTTAGAAATGCGCTTTGCGTATAATCTCTAAAAACATATAATTATGACACAGAGAATTGAAAAAGAGAACTTTATTAAAGGTAAAGTTCGTACACGTAAATCTGGTAAAATCAGCAGCATAAGTATTCATGTTAGTGAAATATCCTTTAATGATAAAGGGTGGGCTAACATTGGCGTTCTACCTTTAAACAAAGGTGGTAATGCTTTATACAATATGGACGCTGAGCTTACTAAGACAGAAAAGAAGTTAGTTGATGCTATAAATCCTGAAGTTCAGGAAAAAGAAGCAGAAGCTACACTTTCATCTAAAGAGTTAGCTGTTAAGTATGACACTGCTAAGTAAATCTCTTCAATCTATTGTTAGGGGAGTCCTTATGGACTCTCCTGATAGTAGAGATAACGACAGATTACTATGTGCAACTGTTTGGTGGAAGCAAATGGATAGAACATCATCTTCAGATGAAGGATTTTTATCTATGTATGTAAACAAACAACTAACAACAGCAGATAGTATAACAAGATGTCGTAGAAAACTACAAGAAGAAGATAAAACCTTAAGAGGAGATAAATGGTATGAAAGAAAAGGTAGAGCAGAAGAAGTTAAACAAGAAATAATTAACTTTAAATATGAATAGATGAAAGTAAAAAAAGGTTGGTTTAAATTTAATGGTGGGCTAAATAGTAGACCTATTTTGGCTTCAAAAAGTTTATTTAACATTAAAAAAGAAATCTATCCTAAAAAGTTTAGTTGTGTTTGTGAATATATTCAAGATAACGATAGTATGGTGTTTACTGTTATTGCCTTAACAAAAGAGCAGTGTATTAAAACATTAACCGCTTACTTTAAAGAACTATATTCAGAGTCATCGCTTGAAGATATGGGTATTAGAATATTATTTATATCTGATGGAGACGATAATACAGGTTCTTTTTGGGATTATAGTCAGTTTGGGTTGTTTGTTACTGAAATTAGAGATAGTGATGAAGATGGAGCTTGTATAGATAGATATTCAGAGCTTGGATTATTAAAATGCATAGAACATGGATTATACATATAATGAATGGATGGAATACATTAAAGAACAAAACGAAAAACATTTTAGAAAATTAGTAATAGATAAGCACCAAGGAAATACACATTTTAGTATAAGTGTATTTGATAGTTACGGAACTGAACATCACTTAGGTTATCATAAAGAAGTAGACGAGAAATTAATGTGGTCTAAAGCGCAATATATTTGGGATAATGAAGTGAAACCTAAAGAAGATTTGCTTAGTGATGCTATCGGTGAATGTATAAAACTAGATGAAAATCGTGGTGTAGAACCAAATTTAGATTAATAAAACAATGAAAACAAAAGAATTATCAACAAGACAAAAAAAAGAAAAAAAATTATTTACAATAGAAGGATATAAAATATGGGCATATACATATAATGACGCATTAAAACATTTAGAAATAATTAAAAGAATATAATTATGATAGCATACAAAAAATGGCTTATACAACAAGCTAAAAAATTAGTATTAGCAGATGGAATAGATGGTGATTTACAAACAAGTGTAGCAGCCCTATTATTAATGGATTTGCAAATGCAAAAAGAAATAACATTTGATTTAATGATTGAAATGGCAGATAAAGTTTTTTATTCTGATGAAGTGATATTAGATGTTGCAAAGAAAATAATTGATGAAGAAAAAAACTAAAAAATAAAATAATGAATCATATAGAATTTAGTAGAAAAATAGTAATAGAAACACACCAAAATAATACTGTTTATGCTATAACTGTATTCGATAGTTATGGAACTGAGCATTATATTGGTAATCTTAGTGTAGATGTTATAGATAAATTAAAAGTACATAATAGAAGTATTGCTTCTCATGCACACGAAATATGGGCGAATGAAATAAAGCCTATGCAATCTCATCTATATAAATGGTTATGGCAAAAAGGATATTTAAAAGCTAATCCTGAAAATGCTGGAGCGTTTGAATTAACTGAGAAAACATTAAAGCTATTAAAATATAAATTTGAAGGCACTGTAAGTGAATAATTGGATAATATACAATATTTTAACAATAAAAATAAAAACTAACTATGGATAAACGAAAAGATTTAGAAATAAAAATGAAATTTGTGACAGTATTAGATTTTGAAATAGGAATAGTATTTCAATATAGATTAGAAAAGCCACACCGCAATAGTGATGGGGTAATAGATCATGAAGAATTTATATCTAACAAAGGTCATAGATTAAATAATTGTGAGTGGATGGTACACGAGTTTCAAGGTTTTCACGTCACTAATTGCATAGGAGCAGCTATTAATGAATAAAGATTATAGAAATACTAAAATAATGGAAAAAAGGATAACAAACAATCAACTTGAAAGAAGAATTTATACTTACTATTGGAGTAGTAGGTACGAAAAGTTTATTTGTAGATACAACAAAAATAGAGATAATGCTTACTATGAAAGTATGAAAAAATCAATAGAAAAATTTATTAACTAAACAATTAAATAAAAATGATAGAAAAAGAATTTACAATTAAAATCAAAGTAGATGAGAAAAACATATCTAAGCTATATAACAATTATGATATAAATTATGATAGTGTAGAGGATTTTATAATAATGTTAATAAGAAATATGGAAACTGATATGGAATATAGTAAATTTATGAAAGAATTTGGGTATGAAATATATTGCACAAATGATTACACAAGAGGATTTTGTAATAAAACTGAGAATAACAAGAAAGGATTAATAAAAAAAAATAATCCATGGATTAAAATAAAATAATAACTAAATATAACTATGGAAAAACAAACAATTAGTTTCAATGTTAGTAAAACTATTAATATTGGAAATTTCGAAGCTGTTAAACTTAATTATGGCGAATCTAGAACTGTTGATCCTAACAGGGATATAGATGAGCAAAGACAAGAGTTAATCAAAGATTGTTACACAATAATCGGAAATGAAGCTAAAGCTTGGGAAGGTATTAAAACTATCCAAAAAGTAACTTCAAATAAGAAAATAAAACATTAATTAAAACTAAATAAAATGGAAGATTTATTAAAACCTAAATCCTTTAAAACGAAGAATACAACTATTACTATCGGTAGTTATTCTGATATTAACGGTAAAGACTCTATTCCTTTAAAAGGTATAGAGCCAACAAAAGCAGAAATATTAGCAATAATTAGACATCACTTTGAATTAGTAAGAAGTGTTGATGAAATGTTTGCTAGTGGACAATCAGGTTCTTGGGAAATTAGACAAATGCCTTATTCAAATCAAAGAATAGAATACTATTCTCAATTTGTAGATGAAAGTGAAATAGAAGAAATATTTGAAGATGTTTATAAAGGATTTAAAGAATGGCAAGAAGAATTTGAAAAAGAACAAGAAGATTATTATTCTAATAATAAAAACAAATAATTATGCCAAATTGGTGCTGGAACCACCTAGAAGTAACGGGTGACGAAATACAACTACGAGAGTTCGTAGAGAAATCATTAGTATCTCCAGAAAAAAATGAGATACACGATAGAACAGAGTTTTCATTCAATGGAACACATCCTATGCCTAAAGAATTTAATAATATTAAAACAGGATCTTGCACAATAGACGGAGTATCTTGTAAAAAATGGATAGAAACAGACGGTAAAAGCATACCAGTAACAGAAGAAGTATTAAAAGAGTTAAACGAAAAATACGGTGCTGACAATTGGTATGATTGGAGTATAAAACATTGGGGAACCAAATGGAATGCTTGTGAAGCTTATATAAGTCATAATGATATAGATTATTTTGCTGTAACATTTGACACAGCTTGGAGTCCTCCTATAGAATGGATAGGAAATATACAACAAGATTTTCCTGATTTACGTTTTGAATTAGAATATGAAGAACCAGGAATGGGTTATGGAGGAAAATTAGTATGTGAGGGTGATGCTATATGGGACGATTATAATTGGAATATAGATCTAGCTTCAGAATGCTGTGAAGGAGAAGTATATAATACTGATGATGAAGAATTTAGTTTACCTCAAATACCATTAAAAGAACAAAAGAACTGGGTAGGTAAAGATAAAACATATAAAACTCTTAAAGATATTCCTGAATATTGGAAATATCCAGATTACCAATGTGGTATATGTGGAGAAGAAGCAAATACAATAAATATGAATGCGGCTGAAATTAAGCCTGCTATAATTGAAACAAAACAAAAATAAATTAATAATGAACATATTGTTTTTAGCATTAGCAACAGCAGCTGGTGCATATATAATACTATACAAAGCTTTAGGAAATAAAAGACTAAAGAAAACATCTGTGTTTTGGGATGTTGTTATGACAATAGGACTACCTATATTGTTTATTGGATCCTTTGCTGGTATGGCTACAGCAATACTAGCTGGAGTAATATTTTCTTTATTTACAGGTATTTCTAGAAAATAATAAAAGAAGAAAGGGGCTGGGAGCCCCTCTTATTCTTCTCTAAAAACAAGTAATATAAATTGAAAAACGAGTGCAAATATATAAAAAAAATGAATAGTTGGATAACAAACGCAACATTTGATTCACAACACTTTACTTATGTGTATGTTGAACTAGAAAATATTATTAAAATTAAACATTAAATATAAAAATATGGATAGAAAAACTTATGAATCTTTACAAAAGGTAGTTAATTACCTTTATCAATCAGAATATAGACATTTTGAAGAAAATAATAAACCCAAAGATCATATAATGAATGATATAATGACGCTTATGGAATATTGTCAAGTTCATCAATTTACATTAGAGAATTATGAAAAGATATGAAGTATTAATCAATAGAACATATTTTACATATGTTGAATTAGAATTTCCAAATGATGGTAAAGACCATAAAGAAATAATTAATCATCAATTAACAGAAGGAGATCCAGAAATATGGAATTTAATAATTGAAAAAGAATTAGATCAAATGGAAATTACCGATGAAAATTGGCAAATTACAGAATTAAATAGTACAGTAACAGGCGCTTTATCTAAAGATACAGGGCCACAAAATTAATTAAAATGGGACAATATTATAAACCAACATCAGTAGACAAAATGGAATCACTATACACACATGACTATGGGAGCTTATCAAAGTTAATGGAGCATAGTTATATAAATAATGATTTTGTAGAAATAGTAGAATATATGTTATCACCGAAAGGCAAATGGCATAAACATAGTTTTGTATGGGCTGGAGATTATGCAGATGAAGAAAAAAATTCTGAAAAGAATCTTTATATGATTGCAAAAGAAATACAACTAAAAGATTATCCAGAAGGATCAAGCGGTAGATATATAGTAAATCATACTAAAAAACAATATGTAGATAAAGACATATTGCCTGAAGATGAAGAGGGCTGGAGTGTTCATCCATTACCACTACTTACCTGTGAAGGAAATGGTAGAGGTGGTGGAGATTATCGTTTATGGAATGACTGTGTAGGATACTGGTCTAGAGATAAAATATCAGTAGAAAAAAAAGCTCCTAAAGATTATGAAGAGCTAATACCTAACTTTGAAATGGATTAATTATGAAACACTTAAGAATGGCTAATCTGTTTCACAAATCAAATAATAATAAAATGAAAACAACAGAACAAATTTTAGAACAAAATGGACTTAACTGGAATGTAGTTAAAAAACCATTGATATATGCAGACAATGAAGAAATGTTACAAGAAACACCATACTATGGTATAGTAAGAGAAGATACAGGTGAAGTATTTACCACAGTATCAGAAGGTTACGAGCCTACGCAAAATCATACAATTATAGAAACCTTGCAAGAGATTGCAGAAGATAATGAGTTAGATATTGTAAAAGCATTGCCTCTACATGGAGGCAGAAAAGTTGTAGTTCAAATGAAACGTCCTGATAATATAAATGTTATCGGAGGAGAAACTACAGAAGAGTATATTTATGCAATTAATGGACATGATGGTAGCTCATCATTAAAATTTGGTTTTATAAATAAAGTAATATTCTGTCAAAATCAATTTGCATGGTTATCAGGTAATGCTTTTTCTGGATATAGACATACAAAATCTATACAGGATAAAGTAAAAGAATTACCAAGGATAATTAATTTTACAGATCATTATGATAAAATTTCTGATTTACAAGAGTTTAGTTTACGTAATGCTTCTCAGGACTTAATTAATGATACTATAGACTATCTAACAGAAACAGATAAACTATCAATTGTTAACAATGATCATAATTATTCGTCTAGAAGAATGAATATTAGAAATGATATTAAAACTTGTATTCAGATAGAAATGAATAGAATAGGATATAATAAATGGGGGCTGTTTAATGGTATAACAAGATATACAACACATCATAAATCAGTACCTAAAAGAAATCATAGTAGACAAGAGTCTATATTAACTGGATCAGGAAAGTCTATGAATGAAAAAGCGTTTAACTTTATTAAAAATAATTAAAATTAAATAATGAAAGCAACAAAATGGGGTATACAAAATACCAAAGGAACAACAATTAAAGAAATAAGAAGTCAAATACAAGAAGACTTAATGACTTACTTAGATGGTATGGATGATAGAATAGTAAGTGAAGTATGCAAGATAGTAGTAGATAATTTTAATACATTAAAAAATTAAAAAAAATGAGTAAAAAAGTAATCAAAGAAGCACCATTTAATGGTAGAACACCAGAACAATACTGGACAGATCTTGTCTCAGAACATTTAGTCGGTAAGACAATAACAAAAGTAGAATATATTGGCGATGAAGAAATGGAAGATAGTATGTGGTATAAAAGGCCAATAGCTATTCAATTAGATAATAAATATTGGTTAGTGCCTATGATGGACGATGAAGGAAATGATGGAGGAGCTATGTCTACTACATTTAAAGATTTATCAGTAATACCAGTAATATCATGACATATACAATTGAAAATGAACAAAAAAGAGTTTCTCTAGGGTCAAAAAAATCCTATAGTAAAGAAAAAAGTATTGTAAGAAAAGCTTTAAAACAAGCTGATTTTACTGATATTAAATTCTCAAATGGACACCACTATTTTAGTGGTTTTGCTACTAAAAACAATAATGTAATATACTTTAGTATATCTGATGTAAGGTATTTTCCACCAACAGGTGGTGGTGCTGATTTATTAATCAGAACAGCAAAAGACTATAAAGATTATACTGGTGGAGTTAATAATTATAGTTCTTTAGAAACAGAAGAAATACAAAAATTAGCAAATTATTTGACATCATAAATGGGAGCAACAACTTTTGGAAATTTAGCAGTGGGTAGATTTAAAAATGCATCAGAAGCATATGATGATTTAGTAAGTGAAGCATTATATGAAAGTGGCCATGACAGCTATAATGGCACAATATCAACAACATCAGGTTTTATAATGCGTAATGATAACCCAAGATATGGAACTAAAGCATTTGATAAATGGGAAAATAAAATGCTTGATGTTGCACAAAAATGGGGAGATTGTATTTGTATAGAAATTAAAGGCGCAATCTTAAAAAGAATAAAAGAAAGCAGAGGTTATAAGGGTAAAAAAGGCATTAAAGCTTTTTACTTTATAGGCTGGGCAGCAATGTAAACAAAATAACTATGGGAAATAAAGGAATAATAGCAATAGAAAATAATATGAATATCGAAGTATCATATTGTAAATACAATAACGAAACTTATATTGAGATAATACCTTACGATAGAGAATTAAACATTGATTATGTATTGTACTGGATTAAGAAAATAAAAAAGGAATATACAAACTTTGGAATTTATATACAGAATTATTGTATTGATGGATTAAGTGAAACAAATAATGACTTAATCTTTAATGGGAGTAAATTATGGAATAAATATACTGAACAATATAGAACAATTAAAATTAACTAAAACTAAATTAAAATTATGAATGAATTGAATAAACAAATTAATGATATATTTTTCAAAGCTTTACATACAGAGCAAATGGAGAGTATAAATGAAAGCATTATAGAAGAAGCGGGAGCTATCATATTAAAGCTTATGGAAGCTATTAGTGATAACGACTTAGAAAACTATGATGAATTAGAAACAAGAGCCTTACAATGGCTTAAAAACAATATGAAATGAAAGTAAAAATTCAAAACCGAAGTGTCTACCACAAGTTTGTAGAGGTAGAAATAGAAGTGCCTAACGATTGGAATAATAAAGATGGTGTAGAAAATTATTATGATGAACGCCTTAACGATTATTTACACGATAACGAACATCTATATGTAGATAAAATGGATAAAGCGATGGATGAAACCAGTTTAGTTTTTGGAACTGGACTATATGACTTTGATGGAATGGATGATGCAGAAACTGATAGTGAATGGAGATATGAGATTGTGGGACAAAATTCTGGCGGACACTTATAGTAATTTAAGCTAATAATTTATATATTAGCAAACCAATTTTAACTAAATTTTATGTATGAAGACAAAGAATTAGAAGACATTCTATTAGCTAAATTAATACAGTATCCTGAGCTTTATTATAGTCATCATAATAATTTACATCCCGAACTGTTTAATGATTTAACTAATAGAAACATATTTAATGTATATAAGCAGTTAATTAATAATAATCAAACTCCTGACATTATTAATCTTTCTGCTATATTGAAAGATTCAGAAGAAAATATAACTTTAACATTGGCTTGTATATTAGACGATGCATTTATGGCTCATGATATAGCTTCTTGTATAAATCAGCTAACTAAAATTATGACTATGAATAATATATCTAAGTTTACTAAAGAGTTGAGCTTTAAGGTTACTAATAAAGAAGATTCTGATGAGATATTAAAGTTTATTAATAAAAATACGTCTGATTTAAATCCTGATGTTGCTGGACAAAATAAATCTATTTCTGAGCAAATATCAGATGTGTTAGGAGATATAGAGGTAAGAATGAATACTAAAGGTATTACTGGTATCCCTACAGGATTTAATAATATTGATAACTTTACAAATGGTTGGCAAGAAACAGATTTAGTTATTATAGGTGGCGCTTCATCTATGGGTAAAACGAGTTTAGCTTTAACATTTGCCTATAACGCTGTAAAACATGGAAATGTACCTACAGCTATATTCTCATATGAAATGTCATATAAACAACTGATAGAGCGCTTAATATCTAATGAAACAGGTATAGATAATAAGTGGTTGCAGAAAGGTACTATAAGCGATAAAGATTTAAAACAAATTCATAAATCTGTTGGAGTTATAGAAAACTTACCATTGTTTATAGATGATTGTAAAAGAACTTCTTTGCAATATTTATTAAATAGAATTAAGCAGTTAGTTATTACATCTGGCATAAAGCTTGTGTTTATAGATTATTTACAATTAATATCTGCAAGAACTAAAGGAGGCACAAGAGAGCAAGAAATAAGTAGAATAGCTAGAGCATTAAAAAACATAGCTAAAGAACTAAACATTACTATAATTGCATTAAGCCAATTAAATCGTGGTGTAGGATTAAGGCAAGAAAGTCGTCCTACTATGTCTGATCTTAGAGAATCAGGAGAAATTGAGCAAGCTAGTGATATTGTAGTATTAGTTTATAGACCTGAGTATTACGGCATATCAGAAATTGAAGGAGAAAGTCAAAAAGGAATTGCGGAAATCATCTTTGCAAAAGGAAGGAGCATTGGTGTAGGTAAAGTTATATTAAAATTTATTGCAAATCTTACAAAATTTGTAGAAGAATAATTTGTATATTAATCAAAATTATGTATTTTTATAACCTCAAAACCAAGAGAATATGCCGAGAAAAAAATCTAAACTAGACGAAGTTATTGATGAAATATCTTATGATTTAGATATTCCAAAATCAAAAGTAAGTAAAATATTAACGCTAACTTTTAAAGAGATAGCTTATATATTATTATTTAAGAAACGAGCCGTTATGATAAGAGGCTTTGTAAAATTTGTAGTGGCTGTTAAAGCAGCTAGAAAGGTTAGAACCAAGATAAGAGAGAATCTAGCCAAACAATCTAAAACAAAAATAAAATGAATTTAGAGGATTTAAAAAAAGAGCTACCATATAAGTGGCGTGTACAGTCTACTAAATATGGAAAAACAACCTGTGTAGCGTATATAGACGCTAGAGATTGCCAAGACTTATTAGACGAAGTATGTGGCTCAGAAAACTGGCAAAGTATATTTTACGAAGAGAATGGATTATTATTCTGTAAAGTAGGAATATTTTGTTTAAGAAATGTCCCAGGCGAAGAACATTATAAAGAAAGTTATTGGGTTTGGAAATCAGACACAGGTTCAGAATCTAATGTAGAAAAAGACAAAGGCCATGTATCAGATGCTTTTAAAAGAGCATGTGTATCATGGGGTATAGGTAGATTCTTATATAGATTACCAATACAAACTCTACAAACAAAACAATGGAAAGGTAAAGACTATCCATATGCTCCTGAGAAAGATAAGATTATTTTTGATGGAGAAACATTAACTAAGTATATTAATTGGAAACTTAAAAATAATAAATAATGGGGTTTTGGAAAATATCAGATGAGATTGCAAAACTTCAGTCAGAAAATTATACACGTATACAATTACATGATAAATTAAGACGGCTTTACGTTTTATTAAGTAAGAAAGAATTAATAGAAGAATTAAAATTAACTAAACAAAAATTAAAAACAATAAATAATGAAAGTAGAAGCATTTAATCTATCAGCAATAGTAGCTGGTAAAAAGGAAAAATCAACAAAAGAAACAAAATATGTTCGTGAAGGATCATATAGTTGTACAGTAACAGGAGTCGAAACATCAGACTCTAGAGACAATTATCAAGGAGCTCCTTATATTCAATTTAATATCACTACCACCTCTAATGAGTTAGGTAGAGCTAGATTTTGGGTTGTTAGAGAAAGTGATAAGCCTTCAACAAGAGAATGGAAATCTAAACGATTAAAAGAGTTTTTAATAGATTGTGGAGTTAAAGACTTTTCTAATGATTCAGACTCTATAAAAGGCGCTGTTAATAAGAAAGTAAATATTACTTTTATTTATGAAGAATATGTAGGACATAATAAAGATACTGACGAGCCTGTTGTTAGAAAGGCTATTAGGTATGCTTGGTCTTCAAAAGATGGAGCAAAAATAGGATACAAAGATTCTTATAATAAACCTTTATCAATAGAAGATAGAAAACAATTTGAACTAGAGCACAAAGAATGGAAATCTAATTCTGGGGCAGTAGAAGCTACTGACATAGATGAAGATGACCTACCATTCTAATAACTAGGCTATTAGAGGGTTGAGATATTTTTTGTATCTTAGCCCCCTAATATGCCAAGCGAAATATTTATACCAGGAAATGTACCAAGCAGTAAAAATAGTAAGCGATGGACAGGCAAACTTTTGATAAACTCTAAAACAGTTATGAATTACATTAGAGAAAGTAAAGAGGATTGGGTAAAAAATAAAGATTCTTTTTTAGAAATGATTAAGGATAAAGAAATGCCTTACAAAATCTCATTTAAGTTTCTCAGAAAAACAAGAAGAAAGTTTGACTATATTAATCCTTGCCAAACTGCTCAAGATCTAATGGTAAAATACGGATATATTCAAGATGATAATTGTGATTGTATTATGCCTTCTTTTGAAGTATATGAGCACAATAAAGAAAACCCAGGAGTAATTATTAAAGTACTATGACAACAAGAGATGCAAATGAATTAATATTACGTATATGCACAGTACTAGATATTAATGTTCACCTTCTAAAATCTAAATCTAGAAAGGCGAATGTAATTCTAGCAAGAAGAGCATTTATGAAACTTTTAACCGATACAGGAATGACTACCAAACATGTTGGTATGCTTTTTGGACAAAGCCATTCTAATGTTATATGTCAAAACAGAAAACATAAAGACTTGTTTGATATAAAAGACAAAATGTATATTCGTGTATTTGAAAAAATAAAGAAAGAATTTATACTACGTGCAGAGACAGTTGATAATGCAATACATTCATTATTAGAGATAGTGATGAATGAGAATAAATTAAGACATGATAATCTAATGGAAACCACTAGAGAGAACAGAACACTTAAAGAAGAAATTGAGTGTCTAAAACAGCAATTAAATATTTTAACAAAATGATCAAAAAAAAGAACAGAAAATTAAATCTATTTGGAAAAAAAGTGAAAATAAGTAATGAAGCTTATGAATTATTTGAAGAATTATCAAAAATAATACAGCTTCATGAAATATCAATGATAGGATGGGCTAAAAATTGTTATGATGATGAAAACCCTGTAAATGACTATGAAACAGAGTTTTATAATTATGTTATGTCAATTCCTAATGCCACAGAAACTATCGCTAAAATGGAAAAAATAGACCAAGAACGAGAAGAGCTTAAAGAGAAAGCAAAAAAAGTAGTAGAGAAACATGAGAAGAGTGAAAAATAATTCTTATTTTTGTACTGCTCTCCTTTTTCTACTTCTCTTGGTTGGTTTTTGGAAGTCCCCCCTAATTTTGGGGGGCTCCAAAAGCTTTATATAGAAGAAGATGAAACCAATAAAGAACCATAAACTCACACATAGTAACTATTATCAGAATACAGATTATGTATCTAATAGTATGTTGAATCATCTAACTGGTAAATCGCCAGAATATTTTAGATTTATGATGGATAACCCACAACCAGTTACACCAGCTATGAAATTTGGATCGGCAATACATATGAATGTATTACAACCAGAAGAATTTAATAACCATTATGCTATTGCACCAAAGTTTGATAGAAGAACTAAGAAGGGCAAAGAAGATTATGCAGAATTTATTAAGAGTAATATGTTAAAAACTATTATATCTGAAGATGACTATGTTCTTATAGAACAAATGACAGATAAATTAATGAGAGATTCTGATGCTAAATTATTACTTACCAATGGCCTCAAAGAACATATTATAGCTTGGGAAAATGAATTTTGGAATGTAAAATGTAGAGGAATGCTTGATGTTTATAATAAAGACGCTAACATTATAGTAGACTTAAAAACTACACAAGATAGCTCTTATAATGGATTTGCAAGCTCTGTAAGGAAGTTTAAGTATCATAAGCAGGCTGCATTCTATATGGATGCTGTAAAAGCTTACGAGTACTATATTGTAGCTATAGAGAAAAATCCACCATTTAGTATTAATATAATACAATTAGGGGATAATCTTATAGATATGGGTAGAGATCTATATAATACAGATCTAGAAGTTTATAAATACTGTACCGATAATGATTATTGGCCAGGAGAAGGTTATGATTTTCTGGACAAAAATTCAGAACGAACTATTCACATAATGAA